GTGTCCCCTGCCTTCAGGAGAAATATCAAACTGTTTACCTGCTGCTGTAGCTAAATTAGAAGCCATTGTAGAAGTATCTAAGCCTTGTTTAATAGCCGCTGCTTGAAGCGCCTGAGATTTAGCATACGCTTCTTGAGCACCTCGAATATCTCCTGCCTGCATTAACTGAGAACCCAGATCGCCCCAGCCTTTAGCATTAACAGGCTGTGCTTGTTGCAACAACGAACGGCGCTGTGTAAGCTGCATCATCTCAGGATCTTGAGCACCAAGCATACCACCGATAGCCCCCCCGAGCTTGTTAGCCCCCATATAGATACCAGCAGTGGCTCGTTGGAAGGGATCCATCTTAGCGTACTGCATTGCCTGAGTTTGCAGAGCTTCATCACGCTGTGCCATGAGGGATTCTGGAGTGATCCCAAATAAACTATTAACTACTTCAGCCATTGTTACTCCTTATTCGCCCCACTGGGCAGCCAGCATACGGGCTTGTTGTGTCTGAGGATTAGCCATTGCTCCTGCTAAGTACTGATCCTGTTGACCGTAAGCACCTTGAGGAGTACCACCATAGGGGTTCATCCAGTTAGAGATACCCTGTGTCAGTTGCTTGTTACCTGCGGCGGCTGTCAAAGTAGTACCAAATGGGCTGTAGGCGTTAGCTGATTGCATTGCCTCAGCAGCGCCCATACCGCCTTTAAACAATGTATTTCCCACGTTAGCACCTGCTTGAGCAGCACGTCCCCCCAACTGAGTACCTAAGTCCAAAGCACTTTGACCAGCAGATTCTAAGCCCTGAGCCAAGCCGAACTGTGTCTTAACTGGATTATAACCAGCAGTAGCCAAGTCTAAGCCTGTACCGAACAAGCCTGCACCGAAGGTAGTCTGTGCTCTGCCTTGCTCTTGTGCCTGTGCAGCTAACTGCATATCCTGCATCATCTGAGCATTCAAGAGAGCCTGTTGCTCAGGGTTAGCAGCACCCAGCATACCGCCTTGAGAGACAGCAACACCGCCACGGCCTGTGTTGAACAGGTTCTGCGTCAAGCCTGCTTGTGCCTGCTGACGACCGGGCTGCAAGAGAGCCTGCTGAGACTGCATCCAGTTCTGTGCAGCCTCTTGAGGAGACTGAGCCAGATACTGTTGACCTAAGCCAAACAGTTGTTGTTGAGCTGCCTGAGCCTGCTCACCTGTCTGCATACCTGCACCGCCTGCCTGAGACAGCAAGCGATCACGCATTGCAGCTACTTCAGGGGAGACATCGTAGCCTGCTGACTGAAGATAGCCTTCAGGAGACATCTGGAAGTTAGAGGAACCGAAGCGGGTAGTGACACCCACTGGACGGAACTTCTGTGCTTCAGCAGCGATGCGTGATGCTTCGAGTTGTGCATTAGCGGATGTTTGTGCTGCGTCCTCAGCAGCGTTCCCTGAGATAACACTTCCAAGGAGACCAGCTCCTGCTGCAATCCACGGCATATTAAGCCTCTACTTTCTGTTTAATTAAAACTTGATCTACTTTGTTCACGTCAGTTTCCTCAGTTTGATGGATACAGAACCACACAGAATCTTCTAAGGCTAAGATGGTATGGTTAACATCTTTAACAATATTGATGCAGGCAGGGGCAGTGTATGTCTCTACTACATCGTTATCAAACAATACCCTGACCTTACCTTTACCAAGAACACTCAAGTGATCATATTCATGCTTGTGCTGACAGGCAATAGATCCTTTAGGAATGTCCATCTGTTTGGCGTATAAGCCATCGGAGAAATGATGAAGAGTATTATTATCCATGTGTTTCCTTATTTAGCTGTAATTTGAGCAGTCTGTTCTTTGTACGGTTCAATAACGACAGCAGGAGCAATATACTTAGCAATTTCTCCGTACTTGCCTTCAGAGATGTCTTTAAACAACTGCTTACCGTGTTCTTCTACATCATTCTGAGAAGCGGTAAAAGGCAGAATTTCATTACCAAACTGACTGGTAGTGATTAAGCAGTCAATAGCTGTGTGTTCTTCGTTAGACCAGCGCGGGTTGGATAAAGATGTGAGTGTAGTTTGCATATTACTTATCCTTACGAAATACGGAGCCACAAAGAAACAGTGTTACTATGGTTTATATTCACACCGTTATATTCAAATTCCCCGTTAATATTTCCCATTAAGCGCCATGTGCCAGATGCACCGCTAGTACCTGCGGTAGCTACATAATTACCTGATCCAAAGCGCCCGCCTCCGGCCTGTGTAGCACGATATAACAACAAGCTCCCTGCTTTAGTAGTTCCCGGAGATAACGCTACGTTGTCCGTACAGCTCATTAACGCATAAGAACCAACAGAACCAACAGAAGCTGAAGCCGTTGCTGTTAACACTTGACTTGTTGTGATAGTGGTCACTGTGGCTGCTTCGATAGCCCAAGTACCTGAAGCACCTGTTCCTGTCTTTGTAGGAGCATCATCAGCAATCTGAGCAGTAACAAAAGCAGTTGTAGCCACTTGCGTAGTGTTTGTGTTGACCGTAGCGGTAGGGGCTGTAGGAACACCTGTCAATGCTGTGTTAACTTTACCTGCGGCTACAGCATCAGTCACAAAAGCGGTAGTAGCCAACTGAGTAGTATTAGTACCTGAGGCTGCTGTGGGAGCCAGAGGAATACCTGAGAAAGTAGGGCTTGTGGTATCAGCCTTAGAATCTACAGCAGTTGCAATGTTATTGAACTCAATATCAATCTCAGTGCCTTTGACAATCTTTAAAGGATTGCCCGAGGCCAGCGAATCTTTACTGGCAAAATTAGTACTCTTTACGTATGCTGTCATTATATAATCTTCCCGTTCTTCGCCTGAATTTCTAACTTTTGGATACTTAAGGCAGAACCATTGATGTCCGCTTCGTAGCCAGTTTGGATAACTTTACCTGCACCTGTTGGATAGGCAGTTAGTGTTTGGAGGGAAATACCATCAGAGTATTCTGCCCCTGTAATATTATACTCTGAAATACCAAATTCTGCAACCCCTTGAGTAGGAATTTTAGTGTTTTGTGAGAAATAGTTCTCTTTAAAGTCATATCCCCACTTAATTGTGACATACTGGTTAGAACCACCAATCACAACCACTGAGAGTTTCTTCAAGACAGAGCTTACCGAAGGAGCGCCTAAATCAGTATGGTTAGTAAAGTATTGGAAGCGATAGATATTACCGTTGTCCTGATACCCTGAATACTGACCAATGTAGCCTGCTTTGCCAATCAAGAGACTCTTATCACGAAGGTAGCAGAAGCTCTTAGGCTCGATGCTATCCCATACTGTTACCCTGTTAGAGCCATCCTGTAATGTAGCTTTCGTGTCAAAGCAGTACACAACCTTCAGGCTAGGTAAAGACAGCAGGTAGAAGGACTCAAAGGGACTGTAGACGGACTTCAGTGTAGAAGCTACTTCACCTGCGACAGCACTCATCAAGTCATTACGTACGTTCTTAGACAAGTCACGGAAAGGTGCTGACTTCTCTTGGATGGTACGCAGTACGCTACGCACGCCAGTGTCGGACAAGAAGATAACATCTGAGCCTGTGTTCTGGATGGTGTCTCTAGCGATGCAGCCAATACCTGTCAAGGAATCAGAGATCTTGAACACACCTGCTGAGAGTACATCCTGAGCACCTGAGTACACCAAGATATTATTCTTACCGAAGATGAACAAGAAGCCGTTATGCGAAGCCAAGCCTGTGATGTTATCTGCACCGTTAGGCCACACAGAAGATACATCAATAGAACCTGTAGAGCCGTTAGCCCACTTATGTCCAGAAAGGATGTCAGACCAGTAAATCACTGTCTTCTCAGTGGTTGTATCCGCTACCCACAGACGACCATAGGCAGACAGAACAATGTTACCTGAAGGAACAGTTCCTGTGTAGCCAGTCTTCTCAGACACTCGGCGATACGTAGTAGTACTTACAGCAGGGTCGAACACCAGAGGATCATGGCCTACTTGGAACAGATATAAGCATTCGTTCAAGGCAGCGATCTGCCAGTTGTTAGCTGTGATTGTCGGAGCAGTACCTCCACCACCGTAGGTAAGCATAGTCAGTGTATTACCTACCAGCTTAAATACTTTGTTGTTGCCTGCTGCAACGGTGTACTCAGAACCATTATCTATAACCAACTGACCCATAGCTTCTACGTTAGCAGAGCCTAAGTCAGTGTTGGTAGTGTTCTTAGTTACCCACCCTTTACGAGCACCTACACGGCCATACTGGTCAATGACACAGTTGACAGCGGTCAGGGCAAAGCCTGAGGCTAAGTCTAACGAGCTATCCTGTGTATTCAATCCATAGAAGCCCGGAGCTGTAATGCTGAAGGTTTGAATAGGTTGTGCCATAAGTTACACAGCCTCCCAAGTCTCTTCCTCAACATACCGTGAACTCTCAATAGCGATAGCGTCAGCTAAGGAGGACTTATACAAGCCAAAGGCTTCAGTACTGTTCAAGCCACCATCTTCACCACGCTCAACCAAAGCACGGGCAAAGGCTCCTAACACCACAGGCTCTTTAGGAGCAAGCAGTGTATCGGCATCACCTGTAAGTTCTGCTTGAGGGATGTACAAGTTAAAGTACAGAGTCAAACCGGCGTTAGGGACAGGGTAGAAGTCTACCTTGGTGTCGCCTGTAGTGTGTACACCGTTAAAGTTATAGTACATTGGATTACCGGGATTCATATTGTTCAGTAAGTACTGAGACATCATCTTGGTAGTCAATGCGTTGATCTGGCTCTTGTTGGTAATGTCTTGAGCATCAATGACTTTAAAGCGAGTACCTGACCCATTGAGCACATAGCCGTATGTGTTAGCTAGTGTCTCAATCATCAAGGTATCTGTTAAAGAGTTCCATGCGTAGGCATCTTCTACTTGTCGTTTGGCATCATTAACCAACTTACCCACAAGCTTAGATAAAGTATTCTCATTGACTGTACTGACTTCAGGTTCGCGCATACGAATCAAGATGTCATTGACCAGTTCAAGGTATGTTGGCAAGGCCATAGATTAGATTCCTTCTTTCTTATATAATTCAAAGGTACAGATGGTACT